ACCTACCACTCCTGTTATTTCTGACATTTTCGTACAGTCACAAAATAACGTATCTAATGCTGGCACCATATCGTTCAAATTAATAAATTCAGGTACATATACTTTGACAATGATGGATACATTAGGAACTAACGTTGTTACAAGAGAAAAATTTATCGGTAAATCAGGTATTAATACTTTATCAATTTACACTAAATCAATTCCGTTTACATATTTATATTTGATATTGGCCGACTCAACCAATACACAAATAGGAAAAACTAAAATAATAATAAAATAAAAGACAAAAAATGAAAAAAATTATCACATTAATTTTAGGGTTAACATTCTTGGTGGGTTGTTCTAAACACGATATCGTTACTCCACAACAAGTAGTTTCTCAAGGTTTATCAATAAACAGTACAATTGGGGTTAAATTAGCTACAACATTTGTTACATCCGAAGTTTCAATGAACATTAAAACAAGTTCAGCACAAACTGTTACAATAAAAATTTTAGATATTACAAATAGAATTGTATCTAAATCAACTGCTAATGTGGCCGCAGGTGATAATATTTTAACCTTGTACACATCTGCTTTTCCATCTTCAGCATATAGAATCGCAGTTTACGATAGTTTAGGAAATCTATTAGCTATTACCGATTTTAATAAAATGTAAGATAATTATAATAAAAGAATTAATATGGCAAAAAGTAAATCAACCGAAGACCAAGCAATGGCCAAAAATGAGAAACATAACGACGGCACAATGAGTGGACTAAAAAAGACAATAATTGGTACAATTGGCACCGTAGCGGTAGCGGGCGGTACTTTTTTAACTTCCTATTTGAATGGACCTAAAAAGGACGATAAATCAGCTCCTACATCACAACCAACCATTAATGTTAACATTCCTGCTCAACAACAAGCTGCGGGTAATAAAACTGTAATCATTAAAGAATCATCACCATCACAAAAAGACCTTAAAAAGGCTGACAATTCTGAAGCTCCTAAACCTAAAAAGAAAGAAGGTGATGAGTTTAAAGAAAAACCGGCACAATGGTAATAAACAAAAAAAATAAAAACACAGATTATGACATTTAAAGAATGGTTAATTGACCTTTTCAAAGACGAAAGAGGGACAATTTCTGTAAAACCGGTAATCGCATTTGTGGGTGCTCTATTTTTATGTGGAACAATGTTAGCAAACAGTTTTTCCAGTAAAGATTTCGCACCATCTCCTGAATTGGTAAATGCGGTAATGGTAATTACAGCAATCGGTATGGGTGCCGATACTTTGGATAAATTCACAAAGAAAGCCGCACCAGATCCTGCTCCAACAACACCTCCTCCTCCACCACCGCCAGCAGTTGCTGAATCAGTAGAACCTGTTCCGGCAGAATAATATTAATTGGGGGAAGGAAACTTCCCCTTTTTAAATTAATTGACATGATTAAAATCATTATTAAAATTTTTTGTTTTATAGGGATTCACGATTTAGATGATTGTGATGATTGTGAATTATTTACAGATATTTCGATAATGAAAAAATGTGTTCATTGCGGTAAAATAAAAGACGACATATTATGAAAAAATCAAAAATTTTAATTTCATTGTTATTAGTGGTAATTCTATTATCATTTACAGTTAGGTGTAATTCTCAAACAATTGGTAAAACATCTACTGAACAATATAAAGCATCTTTCGAAACAAAAACAGATATATCTCAATATATGGATTATAATGGTCCAACTATTCCAATTCAAATTTTGAAGTGTGGAATTAGTGATGAGATGTATGAACAATATCCTGAATTAAAAGAAAAGAGAGTTGGCTTAGGGGTGGCTAATATCACTTTGGAGTACTTGGAAAACTTAAACCGTTTCACATTTACCGAAGATCGTACGGAAATAAAAAACCGTATGGTTAAACAATTCCAAGCTTCTCAAGCGGGAATTTCACAAGATAAATTAGACGGACGTGGTAAAATACGTTTAGCTCATTATTTTGTTGAAATAGAATGTTATGACTATTCTGTATCAGATGATGAGGAAGTAAATCTTAAAAATGGTGTAAAAAATATGGTTGTTACACGTATAGGTTTACAAGTAAGATTCACAGACGCGGAAACGGGCGAAATAATAGCAGCATCGGGATTAGGTGAAGCAAAAACAACAAGAGAATTGACTTTTATGAGTGATGCTACTGTTGATCCAGTTAAATTCAACCAATCAACAATTAGTATTGCAACTAAAAAAGCTTTGGATATTGCTTGTGCCAGAATATTAGGTAGGATGATAAAAAAAGGTATTTACAAAGGATAAAATATGACAAAAAATAAATTAAAAACAGTATTAGTCACAATATTAGTAATATTAGGATTTTTCGGGGTAGGATATGTGTATTTCAATTATCAAATGCAATCTCTCTATGTTTTGATGGGAGCATTAATTTTGATATTCATAAGACATACATATGTAGTGGTGGATCATCTATTAACTAAGGATTAATAGGTATAAGGTATATTTATAATTATGACAAAAAAATGGTTATCTCTCCTAACCATTGTACTTATATTCATATTATGTGGTAAGGTACAAGGGCAAACATATACCCAAACGTTTATTGATAAGTGTACAGGACAAACTGTAAAAGCCACTACAACATACGTTAATGGTAATGCTGTTGTTTCATTTTACAATCAAATACAAACTTTCACACCTCTTCAAGTACAAACGGGACAATTACAGGCTTGGTTGATGACAACCTATGCGACATATCAAACTATGGCTTGTCCTGTAAGTCAAACAACTACACAGGTTATTACATCAACAGTTTCTCAAGCGGCATCTCAAGCGGCCAGTTCTGCAGCCAGTTCAGCAGCAAGCGCAGCTGCTTCTTCAGCAAGTAGTAGTGCCTCATCATCAGCAAGTAGTGCAGCTTCTTCCTCAGCAAGTGGGGCAGCGTCAGGAGCTTCTTCAAGTGCATCAAGCGGAGCTTCAACTAGTGCTTCAACAGGAGGAAGTTCACAATCTTCAGGAGATCAAGGAAACAGTGGCGGAAGTACTCAATCCTCAGGTGGAGGAGACACACCACCTCAATCATCATCTTCTCAAAGTAGTTCTTCAAGTTCGTCTAGTAACTCATCAAGTTCTTCATCCAATAGTTCAGATAGTAAATCATCAAGTTCATCGTCTTCATCTGATAGTAAATCATCATCCGATTCAAAATCTTCAGATAGTAAAAGTGATTCAAAATCTTCAGATAGTAAAAAATCCGATGAAAAGAAACAAGAACAACAAAAAAAGAAAGAAGAAGAAAAAAAGAAAAAGGAAGAAGAGAAAAAAAAGAAAAAAGAACAAAATGCTATGAACCCTTTATTGTTAGCTTCAGATTTGACAACAGTTCAAGGGAATGACAAAACTTATACAGCAGCTATGACAGTTGGTGTGAGTAAATCATCATTGATGGGAGACCAAAGTTGGAATGCAACATCAATGATTTATACAAATCTTAAACAATTTGTTGTGAGTGGTGGTTACACAAGAATGAATTTTGAAAACGGTAAATTAAGTAATATAAGCTCATATTCATCGTCATTCGCTTATTTAAATGGTAACTATATGAATTTATTAGGTTATACTTGGATAAAGCCAACTATGAAATATGGAACATATGGTTACAACGTGGGTTTGATTAATTTATTTTTAGCTAATGGTAATAGATTTGATTATAGTAGTTCAACATCATTAGTTGCATTTTGGACCAAGCCTTATCAATATAATAGGAGGTTGACATTATCCCCTCAAATATTCACAATGTTCTCACCATTGGCTTGGAATAGCGTCACAGGTGAATCAACAGTTAATAGACAAATGGGATTTCTAATCGGTACTTCTGCCGATTATAAAATAAGCAAGAGATTCGGATTTAGTTTTAATTATAAATTACAAGGGAGCACCACACCAAAAACACAATATCTTTCCAACTTCTTAATTGGATCAAGAGTTGTATTATAAAAAAATCCCTGGTGTGAAAACATCAGGGATATGACAAAAAATAAATGTACCTCTCCAGATACAATTAAAGTATACTCATTTCTTTTTCATTAGTCAATTCTAAATAAAGATTTTTTATTTCCGCACATTTTTCATAATTTTCGATAGATTCAAAATATGGTAATATGTCTCTCATCAGAACTGAAACCTCTTTTCTGTTGAATTTAAATACAGTATCCCATTCCAAACCTTTGATTATTGCCGAAATATAAAGGGTCAAATCATTTTCAGTTGTGGTTCTAAATCCTTCGAACACATCGAACATTGCATTATATATTTTATTTTTATTAATATCATAAAAATCTGTAAAATCTTGATAGATTCCTTTGATATGTAATTTCTTGTATGCACTGATGGTTTTTCTTGTTTTTTTCATATGTTGGGTTTAAGTAATTTTATTGATTTGGTTTTTTCCATCTAGCTTCTCTTGCTTCGGAAGACATCTGAATATGTTCTTCTATTGTGTGTTCTATTTGAACTCTAATACAAGTTTGTGGTCTACCGCAATTCATCAAATAATTGTTTATGTATCCCATCATATTTGCACTACCTATAGGATTAGCAGAATGAACATAAATTTGTGGTAAAGGCACTTTTCTATTCATACTTTCAGCAACTAAAAATTTAGCAGCATCATATCCTGTTTTTTCTTTGTGGATATTATTATAATCTAAAGTATAATTTTCTTTTACATTATTATAATATTCAATCATTGCTTCGTCACCTAAATCATGATCTAAAGATATAACTTCAAAGTTTTCTAAACTTTTTAATTTTATTGTGGTAACAAAATCATCATAATTTCTAACTACAATCCATTCATCATTTTTAGGTGTTCTTACATCATCAAGATATAATCTCATTTTTTCAATTTTCATCTTTTTTAAATGGTTTTTCGTATTTAGGTTTCATTATTTTCCAAATAATATGTTCGTATGGTTTTCTATCCCACATTGCAAATAAAATTGGTCTATAATATGGTTCAACATTACATCGTTCTAAATGTAATGCAAATTCTTTTTTAGTTGGTTCAGGATCAACATCGTTATATTTTCCATATCTAAAATAATCATGAATTTTACCACAATGTTCTCTGATATTATATTTAGCGTACTCAAATGAACTTATTTGTTGTTTAACCCACTTATAAAATTCATCAGGTACTCTATCTAAAAATTGATCCAATGGTTTTCCATCTTTCATTAGTTCCCAAATATCTTTAGAAGAAAAATTTGTTAAAATTTTATGGAGACGTTTATATTCTTCTCCTTTAATTTTCATACGGAAACCATTTTTAAAACGAATAACATACCCTTCCTTATCGTTTGATATTTTTTCTTTAAGTAAGTCGTAAGTTTCTCCCCAAGTTTTATATGTTGTAACAATTTCAAATCCATCAAGTTTTTCTAATTCGGTTTTACTAATCTCAACACCTGATTTAGTGTCAAATGCACCCAAAAGCACTAATCCTTCGTAATCTCCGTAATCTACAACTATTCTATTTTGTCCTCCCATAGTTATTATTTGTTTTGGTTATAGGTTTTATTATAATGTAACTCACCACTTGCTAATTTTCTATTAATTTCAAAAGCCTCGTCTAAATCACAAGACTTATAACCAACCTCAAAAGCTTCTATTATCTGCTCTTTTTCTTTTTCAAGTAATTCTATTTTATATTCATCCCAATCAATTATTTCTTTAACATTATATACTTTTTCTAAATATTCAATTAATTCTGTCATTGCTGTTTTCATAGGTTATTTGTTTTTACAATTTTCAAAATGCCATCGGTGCATCAATCCTTCACCACCTTCTTTACCACAATATGGACAAGTTACTTTTTTTCTTGGAACACCTTTATTTAACGATGGTATTCCTTTTCTATTTTCACTCATTTTTTTTCTTGTTTCATTGGATAAGGTTTTACCTAAATTAAGTTGAGACATCCTAATTCGTTTTTTATCTTTGGTTTCTTCAGTTTGATTTTTTCCGTAACTATTACCTATTAATTTTTTTCGTAGATTTTGTTTATGTTCTTCACTATGATAATGTTTTCCGGTGTTTATCTCACTAATTTTATTTCCAATTTCTTTTGCTTTATCTTTACCATATCGTTCAATAAATGTTTTACCTTTTAATAATTCACTTAATTTCTTTTTTGTTTCTTCACTACAAGGAATACCTTTTTTTGATTCCGATATTTTTTTTGCACGTTCTATTTTTTTCTCATCACTCATAATTTCCCATCTTTTTTTATGAGAGTTCGACATTTTATTTAAAACATCTTTTGTGAAAATTATTTCAGAACCTCTTGCATTATTATAGTACTTATTATTTCTTAAATCAATTTCTTTTAATAACCTTTGTTCAATTTGTAAGCACACCTCTTTTGTTCCTTCAGCTACGATTTTTCTTTCCCACTTCATTTTTGGATTGTTAAAATCATTCCAAAAATCTTGATTATGTGATGATGAAATATACCCATCATTTATATTTCCTTTATGATAACCAATATATGATTTACCATTAGTCAAATTATACCATTCATATACAAACGCCTCATAATTCATATCTGTTTCTTTATATATAAATATCAAATATAATTAAAAACAACACTATTTT